GCCAAAAATAAGTAGCTCACTAACTTGTTTTGGAGGACATTTAGGAGAAATCATCACGTTTAAGCTTTGGCCTTGATCAATGAACTTTTGTCTTTGAGCTGCTTGTATAACAACTTCTTTTTGTGAAATTTCCCCAAATGTTTTAAATACTTCTTTTTCTTCTTCAGATAAAAAATCTAAATGTTGAACAGATCCTCCTTTTAAAAGAATAGACTTCCAAGTGGTTTGAGTGTTTTTCTTTTTTTCCTCCAAAAGTTTTTCTAAATGGGGGTTTTTGTAAGTAAACTTGCCTTTAGCTAAATCTTTAGTAAAATAATTGCTATTCAAAGGCTCAATGGATGGAGATACTTGACCTAAAATAAAAGAGCTAGAAGTGGTTGGAGCTATTGCCATAGTAGTCATATTTCTTTTGCCATAACCCTTAAGATGCTCTGGCTCTCCAAATAAAACAGAAAGTTCTTTTGTGGCTTTGTCACATTTTTCTCTGATTGTTTTATGTATTTCAGCATTTAAAAATTTAGCCTCCATGCTTTCAAACCCAATCATACCGCCTTGTAAGAAGGAGTGCCAACCTAACACCCCAACGCCAATAGCTCTCTGTCTTTTAGCAAAATTATGAGATGCCTCCATAAAAGGAATTCCTTTTGTTTTTTCTATGTATTCCTCCATTACTGCATCGAGAAAATAAACAAGAGTTTCAATAGCATCTGTTTCTTTAATTTCGTCCCACTTAACAAGGTTAAGAGATGATAAACAGCAAACAAAGGACTCCTCTTCTGAAGAGTGCAGAAAAATTTCACTGCACAAATTAGAAGATGTAATTTTTAGTTTTTTATCTTTATAGGCTTTGGGAGCGTTTGAATTAGCAGTGTCTGTAAAAAAGATATAAGGGTATCCAGTCTCGAACCTTTTTTTTATAAGAGATGCCCATGTAGATCTTTTTTTTCTATCACCCTCTATCATAGAGCGCATCCATTCGTCTGTGATACACACGCCGAATGACATTTCTTGTATAGGATTTCCCTCTGATCTAATTCTAAGAAATTCTTCGATGTCTGGATGATCGATAGGGAGATAAGCGGCAAAAGAACCTCGTCTTACATTGCTTTGGGAAACAACAGAAGAAACTTTATCAAAAAGTTCCATGAAATGCACTGGACCGCTAGATGTCCCCCCAGCAGAGATTTCTCCACCTCTTTTCCTCAACTCTCCAAAATATCCTGAAGTTCCAGCCCCATGCTTGGTTTGCATCCCTACTTCTGCTTGTTTATCTAAAATCGAGTCCATCCGATCTTCTATAAACACACCATTGCAGGATATGGGTAATCCTCTGTCTCTTCCAAAGTTTGCCCATATCGGGCTAGAGAGAGAATAAAACCCTTGAGATAAATAATTTTCGAACTTCTCTGCAAAGCCTTTTACTTTTAATGACTTTTCAGCAGCAACTGCGATATCGTGACCTCTTGTTTCGGCGCTTTCTCCTGTTTGTAAATAACCTCTTTTTAAGAAGTCGCGAGCATCTTTATTTAGCCATTTATATTTTTTCATTAAAAAAGATCGTCAGCGTCGAATGTTTGTGAATTTTTAGAATACTCTACAGGGCGAGAGTGAAAGAAATCGGTGGCATTATTGCCCATCAATTCTTCTTCGAACCACATTGTATCTTCCAACAAAGATGTGTCAACATCAAACGCTGAATGAAAGCCGATTTTTTCTAAAGAGTCGTTAATTCTATTCTTTATAAACTCTTTTAGAATATCCGCATTCAAACCTTTTTCATTAAAACCATTTACCATCCAGTCTACAATTTGACTTTCTGCAACAAAAGCAGCCTTTGCTTCATTAGCTATTCTCTCTTCTAGCTCTTCGTCAAAAAGTTCAGGATGCTCGCTGCGAATCGTATTTATGATTTTGATTCCAGCTAACGCATGTATATTTTCTTCGTTCCTTGTATACTTTACTTGTTGCCCTGTGTCTTTAAGCACGTTGCGATAACGATTAAACCAGTTGATAATATAAAACTGCGAGAACAAAGATACGTTCTCTACAAAAAGAGTAAACAAAATGATTGAATATACATATTGTTTTTTAGAGTCCTTGTAAAATTTGTGGTTATATTTACGCAAATATTTTACTCTACCCTCAATGAAATCAAGCTCTAAATTCTTTTCAAAAATATCTTCTAAGCCTAGAACTTTTAAAAGTCTCTCATAAGCATTGTTGTGAATAACCTCGATGTTAGCCATAACATACCCAAGATCAGTTAAGCTCGGGTGAGGGAGATTATCTCCTAACTTGCTCCAGAATTTTTTGACAGCGACTTCAATTTGCCCAATTGCAGACAGAGTTCTAATAATCATCTCTCTTTCATCCTCTGTTAAGTTGACGTTAAAATCCTGAATATCACTACTGAAACTAAATTCTTTATCGGTCCAAAAACCGTTATGCATTGCCTCAATAAACTCCTGCGCCCAAGGATAGTGGTCGGGCTTTCTCGATACTTGCTCTTCAAAAATCATGGTTAAAGGATTTTACACTTACCAAGAGATGAAGGCAATGTCAAACGGAAAATTTCGGAAAATTTTTTTTGTTGACAAAATTGATTGGGGTCATATAATAACCGTGAAACGGGATAAACGTAATTTATACCCATTACGGTATAGTATAAGTATAACGTAATACTTAACCGTATACGTTTATAAATATATTATAAATAATAACAGAAATTTTTTTAAGATTCTGTGGAAAAAGGAAAAACATCTCATAACATGAGAGAAGTGGAAAGTGACCTTACGCTAATCTCAAAGATACAAGAGGATAATACCGATCAAAAAAGTCTGATAGAGTTGGTTGATCGCCACTCTGGTATTTTTCACACAATGGTGAATCATTTCATGTCGAACCCTCAAATGGCTTTAGATAAAACTCAAATAGTTGAGGATAAAGAGATGACGATATACGATTCAGCTTTAAATTACGACCCATCAAGAAATACAAAGTTTTCTACCCATTTAGCCAACCAGACTAAATGGAAGTGTCTTAATGCTCTTAACAAAAAGAAAAAAAATAGAGAGTGCTTTATCGACGATGACAATACTTACATCGAGCCTAGCTGTGAGTCTTTTATAAAAGATATCGACAAAGATGAGGCTATGGATGTGTTTAAAGAGTGTTTAAAAACAGAGCAGGACGAGCGTGTTAAAAAAATAGTTGACATGCGTTACGGCACGAATAATAATAAAGTCACGCCTTGGAGGTCTATTGCTAAAAAGCTTGACTTAAGCATTCAAGGATGTATAAACATTCACAATAAATTTATTAACAAAGTAAAAAAAGAAGGAAATTATGTATAATTCTATCACAGCAGTAGCCTATTTGGTTAAAGACCCAGAAGTAAGGACCACCAGCAATGGTAAAAAAGTAGTTAGTCTTAGGGCTGGCATTTCTACATCAATCGCAAAAACTAAATGTTTTGTTGACATTGAATATTGGGACAAAACTGCTGAAATCGCAGAAAAGTATTTAGCAAAAGGCAGAGAGTTTATTGTTAATGGTGAACTTTGCATGTCATCTTGGGAGAAGGATGGAAAAAAATTCAGCAAATATTTCATCAGGGGTAGAGATCTTCAGTTCCTTAGTTCTAAAAAGTCCGAAGGAGACAACTCTGATGATTCAAGTGATGTTACTGGAGATGATGTTCCTTTTTAAATGAACTTGGTTTTAGAAGCTCCTTTAAATAGTTTAAGCTTTGGTAATGTTTCTTTCAATATTATCAGAGAGCTACATAAACTAGATGTAAGACTGTCTCTTTTCCCGACAGGAGATGTTGATCTGTCTGCTTTCGATTTAAGTGAAAGTCTAAAAAAATACATCGAAGACGCTGTAAATAAAAGATGGGATAGGCTTTCTTCTCGATCACCCAGCCTAAAGTTATGGCATTTAAATGGCGCAGACACAAGAAGAACTAAAGACCAACATTTGTTTACTTTCTATGAGTGTAGTGAACCTACTGATTTAGAAGTAAAAATAGGAAGCTTACAGGATAATGTAATTTTCTCTTCAAAATATGCGGAAAAACTTTTTAAAGAAAAAGGTTTAGCTAACACTAATTTTATTCCTCTTGGCTTTGATGAGGACTTTAAAAAGACAGATAAAGAATATTTAAAAGACACCATCCATTTTGGATTGATGGGAAAGTTTGAGAATCGTAAACACACAAAAAAGATTATTCAAACTTGGTTAAAAAAATATGGAAATAACTCTAAATACCAACTTTCTTGCTGTGTAAATAATCCGCATTTTCCTGCGGAACAAATGCAAGGAATTTGGAATGAGGTGACTCAAGGTCAGAATTATAAAAACTTAAACATTCTTCCGCGCTTGGCTAAAAATTCAGAAGTAAATGAATTTCTAAATGCCATAGATATTGACTTGACTGGTTTATCAGGAGGAGAGGGCTGGAATATCCCAGCTTTCAACTCTACTTGTTTAGGAAAATGGAGCGTGGTCTTAAATGCTACCTCTCATAAAGATTGGGCGACAAAAGAAAACTCAATTTTAATTGATCCTTCTGGAGAAGTTCCTTGTGAAGATGGAGTGTTTTTCTCAAAACCTCATGACTTCAATCAGGGAGTATTTTATACTTGGACTGAAGATCAAGCTATTGAGGCTATGGAAAAAGCAGAGTCTAAAGTAGGACAACTTAACACAGAGGGTGTCAAAATGGGAGACAATATGACGTACAAGAAAACTGTTGATTCTATTTTATCCCTTGTTTTTAGGTAAAAATATTATGGCATGATAAATGTTAAGTATATAAGTATGAACACATTAATTAATCATATCTTAAACGACATTACTAACTCACATAAAACTACACAACCTCTTCCAGTCAAAGATTCGGGAGATGTTTACTCGGCTGAATTTGAATTGGCTGGCTTTACTAAAAAAGATGTAGATATTGAAGTTAGCGACAACACCCTAACTATTAAAGCTAAAAATGAACAAAGAAATAAATCATTTAAATTATTTTTATATGACCTTGTTTCCGAAGAACATATTACAGCTTCTTTAAAAAATGGGCTTTTAAATATTACTCTCCCTAAAAAAGAGGTTTCTACAACAAAAAAAATTAATATTAAATAATGCCTATTTATGTTTACAAACATCCTGAAAGAGAAGAATACCGAGAGGTAATTCAAGGGATGAATGATGAACACAAATATTCAGAAGATGGCGTTGAGTGGAGCAGGGTTTTCCTTGCTCCCAACGCATCTATTGATAACTCAATCGATCCTTTTAGTAAGCAGCAATATATTGATGCCACTTATAACAAAAAAGGTACTATAGGCGATATGATGGATCTATCTGCTGAATTGAGTGCGAAGAGGGCAGAAAAATCTGGAGGCTTAGATCCAGTAAAGGAAAAGTTCTATGACGATTACAAAAAAGAACGTAAAGGCACAGAACATCCAAACAGGATAAAAGAAAAAGGTTACGAGAGTAAAAACGTCAAAATTGACTATGATTAGGATAATTTGCCGCTAATTGTCAAACCTTTATCTTCTGTAATTGTAAAACTAAAGCTTGCATCAAAAGACATTCTGTTGTTAACGGGCATTCCATAATTATAGGAATCTAATTTAGCTCCATTTATATTGTAGATTATTTTGTTATCTCCCGACGAGGCTAATATTAATTGAAAATCATAACTTTGGTCATTTTCCAAGACTCCTGTTATAAAACCCTCGTCAAAACCTGAAACTAATGAAGACACTGAAAAGCTGCCTTCAGCGGGTAGCTGTGCTTTTCTGTTGTAAGCAAAATCATTTCCTAATCCATAGGAAGAAACTCTGCTTAAATTTACATCCATGCTAACAGATTGAATAAAGTGAACTCCAGATAAAGGTTGCCCACCTACTTGTAAGTTTTGCAAAGTAACGCTACTTTGCGAGTCTGTTGGGTTAACTATAGGAGGTCTCCTGTCATCTGAAGTTTGAGGGTCAATCTGGAATAAACAAAGTCCTGCATTATCATTATTACCCCCAGTTAAATTAATAGAGGGAAGCTCCATAGAAGTGCCAGTTAGATGCTCAAAAACCATATTAGAGCAAATAAAACTAGTAGAAACAGTAGGTAGAACTCCGACTCCATAATTTAAGCTATAAGAAACGGGGAAGCAATTTCCAAAAGCCATACAATCAAAACCTGTTAAATCAAAACGACTTTCATCAAATGTAATAGAATCAAAAGCATCAATATTCCCATCTTCAGGAGAATTAACTACATAAAAATTAGTGTCGCTGTCAAGCACCCCAGAAAACATATTCTTCGAAGGTATGGAACCCAACGGAGTAAAAAATTTTCCATAAACTTCGTTATTCAAAGAAGGCTCTGGGATATAAGTAAAATTTAACAGCACATCGGGTTGTGCGCTTAATTCTCTAAAAGACAAATTCTGTGTTCCTATTTGTTTTGGTTGTTCTCTAGGTAAATTTATACTGTAATTAAAATCTTGGACCAACTTATACAAAACAAGATCTAAATTATTGTCATCAAAAGCAGGTCCATTCTGGACAAATACAACAGCGTTTGGGCTTTTTATTGATGTTCCTCTACTCATTTTATGTTCCTGTTGGAATTACACCCAAAGGGTCTTCTACTAAATTTACAGTCAAAGTGTTGGAGTTTACATAATCCCAAGTATGTGTCCAGCTAGGAGAATAATAAACTTTAGGTCTATTATATACTGATGGAATTTGGTGTTCAAATCTTCTGTATCCCCCTTTGTTTTCTAAGAAGTGAATCATGCTCTTGGTTTGGGAGTCAGAAATATTACTAAAAGTATAACTAATACCAAAAGTAGAAATGTTGTCATTCGTTTTTAATCTTTGCTTAAAAGAATTTTTATAATTAATTATATCAGCTTTTATCTGAACATCATTTTGCCCACCTATATCTGGTTCGAAAAAGAATTTTTGGCTCCACATCGAAGTTGTCCCAGTTGGACTGTTTGTTTCGGTTGAGCTGTGGTCGCCTGTGCAATAATAGAAGTTGTCTAATTTATTCTGATTTATACCAGAATATACAACACTGTATTTTTTGTATGTAGAGCTTGGAGTCCATCCGTCAAAATCTAAATTTGCAAAACATCCCATACCTGACCATTTTAATAATGTAGGCGCATGATCGACACTTATGGTTGATGCTACTTCAAAGTGTTGGTTGTTAATAAAATTTATTGCATAATTATTACAAAAGCCAGTTACAGTTTTATATATATTAGAAGAGTCAGGAGTAAACTGTATATCTTCAACGCCTGATTGTGTTTCAAAAAATGTAGCCAACTTTCTAGCGTTAGTTTCATTTACATCATATCTGACATTAAATTGAGCCGTTAAACTGTTAGGGGAATAAGGAATTAAATTATAATAGAAATCATCAGTGTCATAGCTATGATTGGTTGCTTCAAAATTAACTTGCGACCCATAAACAGGAGTAAGAGACAGTCCCGCCAAAGTAGAAGGAACTGCAATCCCCGAGATATTGTTATCTCTGTTGTAGAATAAATTTTCGCTCATGAGTGACCAATGTAACTAAGGGTTAATCTTAAAGCCCCATCAGATGAGGCACTTAAGTCTTCTGAAACAAGTGATGCTTTTGGTATAGTCAGAGTTTGTAAAGTGGTGCCATCTCTTCCTTTTACGCTGAAAGAGAGTACTTTATTTTCTCTTCTTTGATCTAGAAAACTAAACCCACTTTGTAAAAATACATCATCAACTTCCAACTGAACTGAAGCTGCATACTCAATTGGGTTTATATGTTTAACTTCTGTCGGTGTTTCCGAGCCTATTGTATAGTAGGGTATTTTTTTTACATTTAAAGAATAATCAAACCCTATCACTCTATTGCTAGAACTATTATCACAAGTGGCCGTTATAGAACCTTGGCTTGGAACAAGAATATTTGTTATTGTAACGCCTGTTGCGTTAGTACCGCTCTGCATCTCATCATAAACAACAAAACTAGCATTAACTCTAGGTACCGACCCAACCGCACAATTGACAGAATATGAACTTAAATATCCGCTTTCAAAACCATAAGAGGTGTTGTTATCATAATTAAAGCTCCCCTTCATTACCTCTGACTCTCCAGTAAAAGATAAAACTGGATCATCGTATATCAAAGATCTAGAAAAAGAAACGGATTGACTTACTGCTCCACCAACTGTTGTTAAGCCAAGCTTACTCCCTAGAGGGGCTAAAGTATTAGACGCACTTTGATATCCTATATCAAGAGATTCTATACCTGATAATTCTCTAGCGGAAGGGCTACCATCCTGCCCAGATACAAAAAAATGGGTTTGGTAATTTAAAGTGGTGTCATACATTATGCTCTAGCTTGTCTTAAAGATCCTCCGAGTCTTTTCTCGTCATCAATAACCTGCTTAACAACGTCTCTTATTCTAGTCGCAAGATTTGTTTCTTCTTCATTTCCATTGCCATTTTCACTAGATGTTCCATCAGAATTAACTGTGATATTTATAGTTGTTTCTCCTTGATTATCTGAAACAGAAATTAATTCATCTAATTTACCAATAACTGCACCGTTGCCGCTTGAACCTCCCCCAGAATTTATAGAAGCTAAATTACCCCTACCAATTCTTTGAGTGGCTGCGGCATTCATTACAAATTCTCCTCCTGACAACATCGCAGGAACAGTATCAACTCCCGCTGCGTAAGGAATAGATCCCCCAGTAGCAGATTTTTTAGGCTTACCGCTGAATAAACTATTTAAAGCGAATGCTGCACCAAAAGAAAGTATTGAACCAAGCAATCCTTTATTAGCTTGCTTCTCTTGCTCTCTCATTTGCTTCTCCTTGTTGACTTGCTGGACATAAAGACCAAAAGCAGATCTCTTAGAAGCTTGCTCTTGTGCGAACTGTGGGCTGTTTCTTCTGCCAAACATTGTAAGAGCAGCGCTTTGCGGCTCTAGTGCGACAGAGGCGAACCCAGCCCCGCCAGAAACAGAATCAAAAGCTCCAGTGGTGAAGCCTTGGGTTGCGAAATTCAAAAGGTTACTTTTACCTTTCATAGCGCCTTGCCCATAAGTTCCTGGGGTAAATAAACCTCCTCTGTTCAGCGTGGGGATTTGTCCTTGGTTTAAAGCTGCCATGAAACCTGCACCATATTTTTGAACGGCTCCTTTTTTCATAACAAACTCTCCACCAGTCAAAAGAGCTGGAACATCATCTCTAGTCCCAGATCCTCCAGTGACTGGACCTCCAGAATTTAGAGTTAAAGATTTTAATATCCCACCGAAGAATCCTCCTCCTGATCCTGATCCTTCACCAATAATACTGTTGACAGCTTTTTGCATAAAGGCTTGAGATAAGGTATTGAAGAAATCAGCAGCCGCACTTCTTAGCAATCCACCTAAACTTTCTCCTTTAGCGATAGCATCTGTCATGGCCCTGCCTATGTTCTGGGCAAATTGAGCTGATGCGTCTATTAGTTTGCCTGAAAATTCCTCTTGTTCTAATATTAGCCTTAATCCCTCTGCATCTCCCTTCATCGCGGCATTAAACTTTTTTGTAAAATTTTTATTACTAATACCTAATTTTGCTCTTTCTGCTGGATCAGTTGAAAGTCGTGCATCTAGCAAAGATTGATTCCTGTTATTTCTTAAATCAAAAGCAATATTTTGAAGTAATTGATTTACACTGAATTGACCTTTAATTGCATCAGTATTTTGTATTCTTGCATCAGCTTCATCTAATGCAGTTTGAGCATTTCGTTCTCTTGCTTCAGTCTCTGACTCAAGCTCAAGCCTCAAACTCTTTAGTGTTTGCTCAACCCCCTCGTTTCCAAGCCCTGCCTTTGCATCTAAAGCTGTTATAAAATTATTCCCAATACCTTTTTCTGGATCAAATTGCAAAAATTCCATTAATTGCTTTCTAGTTGTTACGCCCTCCATGTTAAGGCCAACTTGAGCAGCAGCTTTATCAGCAGGAGTATTAAAAACCCTTGAAACTAAAGAGGTTAATTCTTGTTGTGTTTTTTGTATGTCTGCATCTAAAGCTGTTATTTCCAAAGTTTCATTACTTATTTGAGTTAATCTTCTTTGTGCTTGAGCCTCACTTAAACCAAAAGCCTCTTGTCCAAAGCCAGTCTTTAGCCCTGCCCCTCTCCTCGCTAAATCACCTCTTATTCTAGCCTCTTCTTCTTGTAAAGGAGTCAAAGCTTTTTGAGTTCTTTCCTCCCTTTGAAATTGTAAAGTTGTATTTGTCGAAAAATCTAAATCTTGTTGTCTTTTAATCTCTTGAGTTCTTTTAGTAATCTCTCTCAACCTTTGCTTATCTATCTCTAAACCTAGAGTATTTAAACGTATATCATTATTTAATAGGCGAAGTTGAGTAGCTTTTTCGTCGGTGTTTTCTTCTAATGTTTTATTTACCAACTTAAGTATATCTGCTCTTTCTCTTTCACTTATAACTCCATCTAGAGAAGCCGAAACTAATCTGTCTTGTAATCTAGCTGAATCGACTGTTTTAGTAGTAAGCTCACCTGTTGTTTGAATCATTTTCAAAACAGTATCTAATTGGCTATCTCTACTTTCTGTTTCTGCTTGTAATATAGCTTTTCTTTCTTTTAGCTTCTCTAAATCAGATGATGTAATATCTCCTAAAGCTTCAGCATTAGCCACCTGATCTTCTATACTGTTTAATTCTTCTTTATTTAATTTAGCTCTTTCAATGGTAAATCTAACTTGTTCTTTAAATAATGTGCTGTTTATTCTGGCTTCCACTTTCTTTTTTTCAGCAATCGCTGCCGCATCTTTCAGCGCTTGCCTATCTTTTTTGAGAGCTTTTTCCTTTTCTTCGTTTTGCTTTTTGAAAATAGCTATTAATCTATCATTGATAGCAGCAACTTCTTTCTGGTTAGCAATTAAAGCTCCTCTCTTAACACTAGAACCGCCTTCTCTGCCTGTAAAATCTTCATCAGCTTGTCCTGCGGCAAGACTTCTACCAGCTTCTTCTCTCACAATTGAGGCGACTCTTGCAATAGCCTCTTCCGTGCTTATCCCCTCCATTTGAGTCATCGCAGCGACAGCTTGCGCGGCGTTTTGTGCTATTACTTTTTGTTCACTTTGTTTTACTTGAACTGTACCAGCAGCTTGGTTTTCTATTTCTGCTTGAGTAAATAAATCTCCTTTACCAAAATTAGCAAGTCCCATAGATAAAAACCCTCCAAATGCAACTCCTAATGAACCAAGAGTGCCAGTATCTCCTCCGAATGCTTCTTTAAGCGCCTCCGTTATTTCGACTTTTTTGACTTCTGATAAAGTATTTAAAGAAATAGCTGCATTTTTCGCAGCGTCTGCCATTTTTGCAACCGCTAGAGCGTTAGCCTCTGTAACTCCAGTTGCATCTTCATTCATTTTACTAAAAGCATCTATCATAGATACAGCGCCTCCAAGAGCTGCACCAACCACACCTACCATACCAAGGGTTTTTCCAAATTTAGTTACATTTCCTTGGGCATTAGTCATGGAATCTCCAAAGCTTTTTAAAGCGCTACCCGCAAAAGCTGCTGTTGTTAATCCAGACAAACCACCAGATAATCTTTTCATGAATAGACCAACCCCAGATGTTGCATCTGATGTCGCTCCATTAAAAGCAGACATAGCTATTTGAGCGGCAAAAATTGGACCCAAGAGATCTCTTTGGCCCTTTGTATTTTTATTTAATTGGTCTGTGCTTTTACCAGCAGCATCTCCTAATTTTTTGAATTGACCACCCACTTTTTTGCCATCAATAACGGTTCCAGCAGGATAGCGTTCTGCAAAATTAGGGATAGCTCCAGTAGGCTCGTCTCTTGTGTTTGTCACAGCGAGACCCATTGGGTTTCCAGCGTTTCTTAATGTTGGATCTTGATTGATTCTTATCTGATTGATTGGAAGACCTGCGGCTTTTTCTCTTCCTATAGCGTCTTCAAGGGGTGAAGCAAAATTAGGAATGTAACCAGATGCTGCTTTTTGTCTTCTCATACCCAGCGCACCCAAAACTTCTTTTTGGCCTTTTCCGCTGGCTCCCATTAATTCCTTTATACCTTTTCCAGTAAGACTCTTTCCTTTAGCGGAAGCACCAAAATAACTAAATATTTTTTTAGCCATGCTATTTCTAGTGCCAGAGTTGTCTCCTATTTTAGCATCTAAAAATTTAATACCACTTTTCTTTAAAGCTGGAGATATATCTCCAATATTATTAATTGCAGCTTGACCCACATAATCAAACGTAGCTGTTTCACCAAAATCAAAGTCTTTACTCTTTAACAAAGAACTTAAAGCTGTTTCAAAAATAGCTCCAGATAAGCTGCCTATAGCTCCTTGGTTGGCAAGGCGATTAATTTTACCTGCTGTTGGTCTGCCACCAGTCATTGATTTTGACTCTGCTGTAGCTAACCCTATAGAAAATTTTTCGACTGATCTTTTTATATCTTTTTCTTCTCGAACTTTTTCTCCTGCTGCATCAATACCAAAAATTGGGAAATCATAAGTAATAGCACTCTTTCCTTTCCCAAAAGTTCCCTTGCCTCTCGTTTGTGTAGGGCGTTTTAGTGGTATAATCATACCAGCAGCATCAGTTTTTACTACTTGAGCAAAGTTAGGTATGTATCCTCCAGCGGCTCCTATCTTTCTGGCTCCAGCAGGAAGACCCATTGAAGCAACCATGTCTTGGTTAAATATAGCAGATCCTCCAGTGCCAGCAAAATTAGGAACCATATACTCGCTGGTGTTCGCCACCATTGTTCCTTTTTGACCGCCGCCAAAATTAAAGTTTGGTATTGTTACTGGTCTTGCCGATTTAGGCGCTCCCCCCACTCCACGGTTTATATCTGATTGTTCAGAGCCATAACCTAGAACTGCATTAAAGTTAGGTATATAACCTCCAGCTCCCCTACCGAAAGCGCCTTTACCAGTCATTCTTGTGCCAGCCATAACCCCAGGAGTTACCTTAGCTGCTATGGCTTGCATTTTTTGCATTATACCAAACTGCTCATTTAAAGCTGTCGTGAAAAATTGTGTTTGCGCTTTTCTTTTATCCGCAGCGCTTAACTGTGAATTTTCAATATCTAAAATTGCTTTTTGAATACTTTCATTACCTAAAAGGGTAGATGCAATTTGTCCTTGCAAAGTCGCCTGTTCTTTTGCGGCTCGGTTTAAACCAAAGAAGGTTTTTAATGACCCAACTCCAAACTTCGCTAAATCAAGTGTCAATTTTGCTATGATGGCACCAAAGATAGCTAACCCAGGTCCACTAATGATTCCACCTATAGCTTTTACAAAACCTTTCGCAAAATCGCTTCCGACTCCATCCCCATCTAAAAGTCCTTTGATGTCTCCAACAAGAGTGTTAAAAAATCCAAGAATATTTCGCAAGCTATCTGTGACCCCTATTTCACCTAGTGTGTTAGCTAATTCTTTTAAATTAACTGTAGCTTCATTTATGGCGGCAGATAAGGTTTTATTTAAAGCTACGTTACGACCGTAAGCTTCATTCGTCGCCTTTGATGCTATCTCCGTCACCTTAATAGCTGTAGAAGTTTCTCTATTATAATCTTCTAAGATCGCTAAAAATGGTGCTATCTGGAATTTTCCTACTAAATTTTCTGCAATTTGCAGTCTTTTAGCGTCTGGTAAAGTCGCTAAAGTTTTACCTAAATTTTGAATTAGTTTTGTTGCACTTAAGACTTGGCCTGATGCGTCAGTAACCTGCACCCCAAGATTTTGCATTGTTTCAAGTTTATCAAGACTTTGAATACGGGTAAAAATTGTTTTAAATGAGTTACCAATGACAGCTCCTCCTCGCGCTGTTCTTTCCTGAACCGCAGTAATAACACCAACTAATTCATCAAAAGAAACTCCAGCTTGAATAGCAACAGCGCCAGAACGCTTAATACCTTCGATAAGGTCTCTTTCAGAAACCGCAGCAGAAACCGCAGCGGCAGACAATTTGTTTAGAACTTCCGCACTGGTA